GCCCAAGGGGTTGCCCAATTTGAGTTCGCAAATACTTTTTATCGGGATAACTACTTGCCATACATAGGCGGAGAGATCGGCGGAATGATAAAGCCGAAGTTAGGTCAAAATTTTTCCGAAGCAATTCAAGCCAAGGTAGCGGGAGAACAGGTTGTCATGCCACCCCTTGAGCAAGTTTCTGACACGGTTCTTCCAACTATCCTGAAGAATAGTGGAACCGCACAAAGATACTTGGACTTGTCTGGCGGCGGTATGGAAACACGACAATTACTTAGGGATGCTTGGTTACAAAGCAAAGGTTTACGGGCTGGCGATCCCATTGATGTAAATAAAATACTCAAGATGGATGAAGCCGACATGGACATGGTTCGTGTTTTGTGGCGTGAGGGTCAGCAAGGCTCGCCTCAAAAAGGTGTGGCAGGATGGAATGACAAGGTAGAAACTTTCCGACAGCTTCAAAGGTTAGCAAAGGATAAGGACAAACAAATTGTTGAATTGTCCAAAGAAACATTTGAGCGGATTATGAATGCTGGTTCCAAACAGGAACAAGAGGCTTTGCGGAAAATTGCTTTGCAAGAACAAACGATTAATAACCAACTTGCCGAACAATCGCAAACTATGGTTAAATTGGCAAACGAAGGTAGAATCCCTTTACCCGAAAATCGTGTCCAGATGAAAACATTCCTGAAAGGGTTGATGAATGCTTCGCCAGCCGAACAACAAAAATTCATTAAGCTAATCAAGGATTCTGGAAATGGACTGGATGATGACTTGAGTGGAGCCTTGTATAATGAAATGATTCGCCGCTCAAGAAGGAGAACAGAGTTAGTTACAGCAAGTAGCCCAAAGGATAATATTTTGTGGGACGCTCTTGAGATGGAAAAGCAACTGGAAAGTAACATAGAGCTTATAACTGAACTTGTTGGCAAGGAAGGTTACGACAATCTTGTGACACTAAATACTACTCTTAAGAATCTTACTCGCAGAATTGACTACGGGAAAGATGAAGCCGTTCCCCGTGTTGCCCTAACTCCAACTGGATGGAACGTTTGGATAGGCAATATAACCGCTCCAGTTACTGACCGAATAGGTGCGGTCATTATGGGCTTGCAAGCAAGCTCGCCCGTTCCTTTGAAAAAAGTTGTTAGCGGTCAAACGTATGACCAAATACAAAACATGATGATTCGTTCGGCATTTCTGACGGATCGTGGTTTATGGCTTTTGAACAGCGAAGCGGAGGATTCCCCCGAAATGAATAAGTTCCTTAGTGAACAGTTAAAGGACATTCGCAGGGAACAACGAAGGCTCCAAGAGTCAGTAGAACAAGAGCAATTAATCCAGCAGGAGCAAACCGCACCCGTCCAATAAAAAACCCCTCCCCGAAAGGGGGAGAGGCTCCAAGGACTTAAACAGAGAGAAAAGAAACGAACTCTCCGCTAGAAGTTACCTGTCTAGCTTACCTTGGTGAGATTCTATGTTACAATGTCGGTCAATAGCTCCATGTCAATACTTTGATGCAGTTATTCAAATCTTCCTATGCAATGGTAATGCTTAAAGAAGCAACCGATGTCACGCTCGCCCTCACGGTTCTTGGCTATCTTATATAGTAGCTCCGTATAAGCACCCTTGTGGTCAGTTCTTTTAGAGGACTCCGTGTCGCCCTGCGATGGATAAACTAGAAGGACAACATCCGCATCGTTCTCAATGTCACCGCTATCCTTTAGGTCGTAAAGACTTAGACCGCCTTCACGCTTTGCACCCTCACGGTTTACTTGTGCGAGAAGTATTACGGCTACGTCCAAGTCCAATGCCATCTGCTTGATTCGGTGGGATATGCTAGCGATGCCCTCAGCTTTGCCCTGTCGCTTACTGTCAAACGGTATCAGTTGCAGGTAGTCAACAATGATTAACTTAACACCCAGCTTCTTAACCATGTTTCGGGCTTGGCTCGCTAAATCGTCAGCACTCTTTACACGGTGCGAAGTATATATAGGAAGTTCGTTAAGTTCGGAGTTACAAGCCTTGAACTTCTCAGCACGTTGCCTGCCTCCATCCGTTTCGTTAATGGTTCGGTAATTAATCCCTGAAAGTGTTTGCAGTAATCGCTTGGTTACTTGCTTCTTGGGCATCTCCATTGAAAAAATGGCTACCCCCTTTTCCTGTTTCTTGGCGGCGTTCAATGCGATATTCAAAGCAAGTGCTGATTTACCGCAAGATGTCGGGGCGGCAAGCGTAAGGACTTCTCCAGCCGCTATACCCCCGCTTCCCAGCATTTGGTCAAGCCGTCCTATATCCGTAGTAATGACATCTGGTATAAACTCGCCACTTGCCATAAGGTCAAGTTCCTCAGAAATGCTTTGGGTCGCAGAAGATAAGTCAAGTTCGTTAGATGTAACCCTTGTCGTTGCCTCAAGGTTAGCCTCCAGTTCGCCAATAATTTCATCGGACTCCACCGTTTCGGACTCAGCCCTTTCCCTTGCTATTCTGCTGGCACGAATAACTTTGCGTAGCGTGGATTTCTCACGGACGGTCTTGGCACACTCCACTAGGTGCAGGGGGGAAGTAACATTGTCCAGAATGGACATGAATCCAGTCATCCCCCCAAGCTCATCCCACCCGCCTTGGGCTTTGACGCTTTCCATTACGGCAACATCGTCAATCGGTTTATTGGAGTCGTGTATTGATTTGATTGCCCGAAAAAGCAATTTGCCCCGAAGGGTATAAAAGTCATCTGCCGTGACTATATCTGCGATTGAATTGTAACTGTCGTCTGACGCTTCGTGAACGCAAGTCGCAACGATTTTATTTTCCGCTTCCGTGTTGTGGGGTAGTGTCGGGATTTCCTCTATCATGTTTCTCTTTCTTTATAAGTTGTTTTAGTTGCTGTAAGGATTGAGTCAAGCCGTTAAGCAATACAATCCTCTCTCTCCTTTCCTTAGAAAATTTTGCTTGTTCAAGCAGTTCTACGGATACCTTTAATAGTTCTTCAATCTCTTTCATATTTATAAATGTGCATAAAAAGCCCCCCTACGTTAAGGACGCAAGGGGGCTTCGCATTAACCTCTTTCCAGCATCCCCAAAGCTATCAAGGAATACCCAATAAGGTCACGGAATATATCCTTGTCTTGGTCTCCGATTGACTCAACCGCTAGGGTTCCATCGGAACATAGAGCTTTAGCTCGCTGGAATTTATCTTGCATACGAATACAAATACCCGTAAGTGGGTGAACACCGAACTGAACGGATTGGTCAAAGTTCTCAAAGGGGTTTTGACAACTAGAGCCTCCCGTGTAATCGGTATTCTTCTTTGCAGTCAATTCAAGAATTGATTCAACCTCATTGCGGCGGAATTGCTCCCACCACACTTTATCGTAAAGGGTGTCCAAGTTAGCCATCTTAGAATGGGGCTTCGTCATTAGTGGGTTGCGAAGGCTCCTTTGGAGCGTTGACGCAACTTACATCGGGCTGTTTGTCTTCGGGGGCGAAGTCAGCCGCTAGACTAAGCATCGGTTGCCCGTTCTTAGTTGTTCGCTTCCATCCTTTGATGTAGTATAACCCCGCTTGGTCAACAACAATTTTACCTGTATAGTCGGGGTGATTTTCTTTCTCCTTGCGGTCGTTGATAAACAAACCTCCAGAGTTTACGTAGTTTCTTGGGTCAGCCATATTATATATTGGGTTTAGGTTAGGTTAGGTTAGGTTAGAATCCTGCCTTAGCGGTTGTTTCAGACTTTCCGTGCGTATTGGTAGCATCGGGGTCTTTTGTGTCGTCAATGGCAAACAAGCCATTCAACGCATACTTGCGAGCGTAGGAACTAGCGGAGCCAGTAATCTGAGCATCGTCCATGCCCTTCTTGACTTCGGCTTCACGGGCAAACGCTGTTGTGAATAGATGGTCTTGCGTGGCAATATCTGCAATAATGGCAGTAGCCTTAACATAAATGCGTCCCCCAACTTCAACAACGTCATCCGCTATTGTAAGCGTGCAACCCCACTCAGCGAGTAAAGGTTTAACGGAGGTGAGAATGTCCTCGCAGGAACGATACTTGTATCCCCCGAACTTGTTGGTCTGACCCTTGGGGGCTTTCAAAGAGGACTGAATCCCCTGTAACTTTTGTCTAATGTTATGAGTTTCTTCTTTCATAATTTAATTTGGTTAATTTGCGGAAAAGCTCCGCTCTATGTTTTTGATTTGAACAAGTGGCAAGCTGTTCTTTGCTCGCCCCTATGTCCACAAGAGTCTCACGCTGTTCGTCTGCTGTCAAGCTATTTTTGAATTTATTTTTCAACTGAGTCAATCCAACGTAATGCAGAACCTCGGTTTGAGAAGTCTCTAAGTAAGAAGCCATCGCCTCAAGGGTAACGGGAAGGAACTCCTTGTCCCCCTTGCACATCCCAAGATAAAAATTCTCTACCTTGCCTAAAAGGCTGTTAGCCTGCCGTGATATAACTCCCCGAACCATACCCGTCTGGTGGTCGTGGTCAACAACCCAATCATCCGTTTTAATGCTCAGAATTGGGCAACAGGTCGGTTTGTGCTTTTCCCTGTAAGATTTTATCTCAGTCTGTTTAAGGTAGGGCATGACTATAAAG